GTCCGATGTGATTAAGCTTGGCGTCATCACTGCTAAATGCATACTGCCTCCATTTCTCCCAGGCTCTTCTGTCTAGCTCATCCTGTATCGAATCACGATTAGTTTTCATAAATTGACTAACGTCAATCAATTGATCTTCTCGCTCATCCTCATCGGATTCTCTCTTTCTATCAGCAGACATCACCCATCGTGATGACTCAACAAGATTAGACAATCGAATAACCTCATAAGGTCCTTTCGCTAAGATACGATTAAGTAGGCTACGATCCTTTTCACTGATGTGATATCTTCTTGGGGGGCTAGTCACTAAATCCGTGGCTTGTGCGTCCATGAGTGGGTCATCCGATTCAGTGGCAATTGTGGACTCATTTGAGTCTACTTCTGTATCGTCATCCGCTTCTAAGGGTGGTATCGTGGTATTATCCCAATCTCTTTGCCTCCTATGAGCCTGAACCCAATGGAAATCTAAAGTGGGGATATCCTCGTTTAGAAGATCCGCTTTAAGAGGAGTAGACACCGAATCATCATCAGTAGTCCTTTCCTCTATTATTGTGGGTATGCCACGATCGTTTTCCTTCCTTAGCTGGCGTTCTCTCCGCTTTCGCGCCCTTTTTGATGAACTTACGGATTGCATTAACACGCCTTCCGGTAATGTGGATTGATCGTCATACTCCGATACAGAACAACTCTCCACAGTTTCCATATTCCCACGATAATCCTCTGGGGGAATTACATCACAAGCATCACGAGGTACAGGAGCATGGCCTTCACAATATGGACAGTACGAATCTTTAGGAATAAAGTGCTCACAGAAGTCGCCTTTCGACAATTTATCCATTTTCGCGAGTAATTTATCCTGCTGTTTCTTCCATTCGCGTCCTTGTAGAGCCATAAATTGGATCGCTCCAAAAATGGATCCCTTATACCGTTCAACCAAAACGAAATCTTGAGTAGCGGCCTCACTAGAGTTCGTCACTCTAGAGGCCATCATCACCTCTGAAATAGTGATATTCCATGCATCTGGCAAAGTCTGCTCTGTGGCATCGGGTGGCATTCTAAATCCCGTTGGTCCTCTAAATTTCTTCTTTAGATCAACAAAGATCTCATATTTGATACGACGTGCCATCGACGCTGGACAATTTGTGCCTGATGCTGCCAGTTTTCTCAGAGAAAGATTACTTGTGATCGCAACAACCCAATAGAGTATCGCGATCATGTCCTTGGATTCAATATCAGCTTTTACTGCATTTTGTGCCACATTATCGCACATCCTCAATATCTCCTCCGTAGGAGCCTTCTCAGCATACTTCTCCGATATATTACCCACATCATTCAATATCGCCGCGAGTTGGTTTGATTCAACATTGGTGTCATACTTATCATTCGGATTCAGAGTGACAATTGCCTTATCATCGAAATCTTCGAAGCCCATTGCTTTCAAGATTGATGTGATGAGTTGCTTTGTAAGAAAAGATTTCCCACAACCCGCTTCACCATTTATAACAAAACTCATCGCCTGATGGCGCATATTTTTCTTCCGAACTTTTAATTGTAAGGTCAATTGAATCTCCTTCAACTTGATCAACTTTTTGGCGAAAGCTTCCTTCCCAATTACCGTCTTAGAAAACTTCATTAGCGTAGTGGTGTGCTTAATCATTTGTGTGACTCGCTCAAGAACACGAGCAGCTGTACCCTCTACGCCTAATCCGTCATCATATAATCCAGATTCAACGCTCTTACAGATCTGAGTAAGAGTGGTGTACTCTTCTAAATACTCAGCATGGTTGTCGTCATCGTGAAGTAGCAACATTATGTTACCCCTTTGCAGAGCCAACAAACCACGGTCCAGGAAATATAATATATTCGAGCATATTATCTCCAATACGGATTTACTACTCGTAATTGCCTCCCAAGACTTAATTCTCAGAGCTTTGAATATTTCCTTCGTGACCTCATTATCTGGGACGTCATCCTTGAACCAATAGTGCATGGCAATCGTCACCATCTCACTAACACGTACAGCAAAATCGCAATGCTTAATCTCTTCATATGATTCTAAAGCACCTCGCAGATCGGAAAAAACCGTGGTGTTTCCCGATTTAATCTCACCGTCAGCTTGTGCTTCATAGAACTCTCTGTCCCGCAACCATGCCTCTCTCATCTCAAATAAATAATCCGATTGGAGTTTCACTCCACTAACGATCCAAGAGGCCAAATCCGAAAATGACTCATGCAAGGAGAAACTATCAAATGTCTCAAAATACTGCATGATTACGGCGACAGCATTCGTGGTACTGGTACTAGTGTACAAACCCAATAAACAAAGGCATAGACACTCTATTCTCTTCAATAACCAACGTCTATCAATATTTGAAGCACCTCTAAATAAACCGAATAATGTAGAACACTCTTCAGGGTGATTCAATAACAGTCGCATAGCACTAGTCAACTTGGATATTTTTTCCACAAAGCCTTCCTCACTCCCCGCCTGGGCAATAAATTTAATAACATCTTCTGGATCCTTCATAGATCCACTCCGATTCCATTTCTTCACCACCTTCTCTGCATTTGTAGTTCGTACGAGATGTAAGAATCTACTATATTCCTTGTGATCGATCAAATCAATCAACTTGGGGTTCAAGCCCTCAAAATGTTCCTCTAGGGAACTATAACTAATATTCGACATCTTTGCTAAATCCATACTTAAATGGATAAGGTTAATAATAAATAGGTTGTAAAACATAATGATTGCGTTATAGTACTCGAAAAGAGGAGGGCTTGATATTAATGTGTACGCTCAATACACAGGGGGGGTTTGGGGTTAGTTCGACACCCCAGGGAAGGCCCTATTCAATTTTTTGCTCTACCTTCTGCACGTAAAGCGCCGGTAGACCCAGAGACAGAATAAGACACCTGCTCCAGCACTACCGATCTTCTACACCACATTCCATTGCGTTTGATCTTTTCAACTCAAGTTTCTCATGTTCGGGAATGGCATCTTCCCTCCTTGAAGTTGACGTAGTTGACAATTTACGATAGCCTAGTTAAGTGTTCGCGATTCGCTACCACAACTCTTCATGTATCTCTATCGATGTCATCAAACACGCAGGCCAGTTGTAACAGAATCCGCTACAATATGGGAAATAGATATCTGTGCGATCGATTCCAGTGTGACCTAGCTCATAGCTAGAATTCGGTGTCCCACCACCTGACTAGACGTCAATTGACGCCGACCCCACGGCCGCAGTCTTACACACTGAAATCAACTACACTTAACCATATCCCACGTGTACACATGTCGTATAGCCATACTAGCCCATCGGGCTCCTCCAACAAATACGTAATGTAAAGCATAAAATATGTAGTTTGTGTAATAGTGTAATAACATGTAATGTGAATAACTATATAAATATAAAACATAAATGAACATACAACGACGTAAAAGTGACG